TGACGTTTAGGCGTATTGTGCGGCGCGATTATCCAATCCTTAATATTCTTGAACAGCCATTTCGCATTACTGCTGATCCCGGTGGCTATCAGGCAGACTATACTGCACCACCGAGATCGTTCTGGAACAAAATCAGACAGCAATTTATGAGATAAACCAATGTTTATCGGCCCAATGATGGAATTGGAGCCGCAAGACATTGTCCAGTGGGTTCGAGGCGGTGCATCACAACGTGCAGTGCGTACACTAGAAGAGATCCTTAAACCACCCATAACACCGAGAGGTTATTGGGATCGATACCTTGGCGGATCGCTATGGGATTTACCAGATCGATCATATTGGGATGGAGTTGAGTGGTAATGGCATCAGAAATTAATCCCCGGTTTCCGATTTTTGGCACACCGACAACTGCGAGTGTGCGCGATAATTTTAATATCGCGCAGATCGAGATTACTGAACTGCAAAATCGTGTTAGAGAAATCTTTGACGGCACAGTTTCATTGCCGCCAGGACCACCTGGGCCGATCGGCCCCGCTGGTACGATTGAGATTGGTATGACAATGACTGGTGCTCCTGGTAGTAATGCAGCCGTTATCAATATCGGTTCAGCGACTGATGCGATACTGCAATTCACAATACCACGCGGTGATCCCGGTGACTGGCCGGATGACATCGACGGTGGGGTGTTTTAAAGGAGACAGTAAATGCCGTTGACTTCTGGGCTGCCGGTTTCCCGGCTGGTCACTGTCCAAGTGTCGTTGACGACACCGGCTATTGTTGCTGAGAGTGTCAATACCTGTATGCTATTGGGCACATCTGATGTGATCGATGCCACTGAGCGGATGCGGGAATATGCCAATATTTTGGAGGTTGCGCAGCAATTTGATACAACCACTGAGGAATATCGAGCGGCGTTGACTTGGTTCAGTCAGAATCCTAGTCCACACTCATTGCATATCGGGCGCTGGGTCAGAGTGCCGTCGCCTGGGATATTGATTGGTGCGTCATTAGCGCCTGCTGAGCAGCGCATTAGTCAGTGGGCGGCAATCACCAGTGGTAGCTTTGCTATTGCTGTCGATGGCGTTGGGCCACTCGATGTCCTGGGAGTAAGTTTTGCTACTCAGACAAATCTCAATGGCGTTGCATCGCAAATCAATACAGCACTGACGGCGGCAGGATTTGCTGCAACTATGATATGGAATGCGCGCATGGACCGCTTCGAACTGCGCACTAATTCGACAGGTCCAACAGCGAGCATTTCATTTATGACTGCAGCAACAGGCGGCGTTGATATCTCTGAGATGCTTAAGATGACCATGGCTCATGGGCCTGCCGCTTATGTTGTGCCGGGATTAGCACCGGAGACTGCATTGGCGGCAGCCGTTGAGATCGATGGGTTGTTTTCTGCAAAATGGTATGCACTGGTTTGCCCCAGTGCCGATGACGAAGATCATCAAATGCTGGCGGCATATTCTGAAGCCAGTGATCCTCCACATTTCTATGGGGTTTCCACTGATGCTGAGCATTCATTATCCGATATGTCGGATGTAGATATTGGTTATATCTTGGCGAGCTATGGGTTTAATAAAACGGCGGTGATGTTCTCACGGACCAATTACTTTGTTGTTATGAGTTTTTTAGCGCGTATACTTACGACACATTGGGGAGGTTCAAATACTACAATAACTTTGATGTACAAACAGGCTCCAGGTGTGATCGCTGAGACTATTTCGACGCAACAGGCCAATACATTACAACGCAAGCATGTCAATGTGTTTGTCAATTATGCTAACGGCGCGCGACTGATCCAATATGGTACCAGTGCTAGTGGCGAATTTGTTGACACTATCATAGGCGCTGATGCACTGGCGCTTGAAGTGCAAGCGCGACTCTTCAATACGCTCTACACTGCGATCACGAAAGTCCCGCAGACGGATGCGGGGATGGAGTTACTGAAGACCAGTGCAGCGGCGGGCTGTGCAATGTATGTTTCAAATGGCTGGCTTGCCACTGGAACGTGGAACGCACAAGGCTTTGGCGATCTAAGCCAGGGTGACCTAGTGCCTGGGTTCTATATTTTCACACCCAGTATGCTGTTGCAGAACCAAGCCGATCGGCAGGCTCGTAGAGCGCCATTGATGCAGATTGCCGCAAAGACGGCGGGAGCCATACACACGGCAGACGTGTTAATATGGGTCAATCAGTAACTATAGGTTGTGCCGGATTATTATTGCTATTGCTGGCGAGTTGCAGTGGCGGTAATCCGACTCCACCACCACCGGGTAGTGCAACCGTCAATCCAATAGACTATCTTGTCCAATCGCGTGCGTGCGACGGCAATGGCGTGCAGAACCCATTGCATGCATCAGATCCAATCACCTGTCGTCGTTTCGATTTTGGGCATCATCAGTCAACCGAAAATTTTCTACTGCCAGATGGCAGTGTCATAACTACCTGGGGTTATTACCCTTTTGGTCCATTTCGCCCGCCGCAGGATGGTGGTGAGCGATTAGTTATTGGACCAACAACACGGATCGACAGTACTGAAGATGGTGGCACGCCAAATCAAGTGCAGTTTTTTGTCGGCGCAAATTGTGGTGGCACTGGCTGGGTAGCCTATAGAAATGACGTAGCACCAGCAACACAACAACTCATTGCGCGGCTTAACATTGCGCTAGACGATCCCAATAGATGTTCAGCCAATAGTCAGGCCTTTACGCGGTATTGGCGGGCGACAGTTGATTACCCAAAGATCGGGCCGGTCGATACTATCATCTCAGAGCACTTTAACAGTGGCTCACTGGAACGTGCATCGGCATTGGAACGTTTTTTCTGGGCATATGGCTGGGGTCGTTTGGTCTGGCAAGCCTTTCGCACAGACTGGCCATCATTCTTGCCGCCAAGTTGGTCAGCCGAATTAACCAGACGCTGCCCGGATTTTGGCTATAACACAGTAAATGCGCCGCGCCAATGGCATCTTGTCGATTGCCGCGAGAGTGTCATTGTCGAGGCTGCCGATGGGCAGTTGACTGGTGCAATGCTGTGGAACCCGATGCGTGTGCGCAGTGCAGAGAGTCAATAGAATGGTAGGTTTGAAATGACGCCTCTCTATGCAACTTACAGCTTTCAAGATGTTGTCTGCACTTATGAGGGTCCATTTTCCAACTTTACAGTAGCTGCAGTTGAGACTGCGAGTGCTGAAGAAGGAATTACTCTGACCTGGGGCGAGGAGTCGAATACTCAGACGATCGGTTCCGATGGTAGTGTTATGAATTCTATGCACGCCGCGCGAGCCGGTACCTGTACTATTAGATTATTAAAGACTTCGCCCAATAATAGACGTATGGATGAGTCTTTTAGACGAGAGCATGAGAGTTCATTATTTTGGGGCCGCAGCATCATAAGGGTAGCTGATGTAATTCGCGGCGATCAGTATACACTAACAGGCTGTGCTTGGGTTCGGTACCCGACTAACAGCTATGCAAAGATAGGTAATATACTAGAATACGAGTTCCATGTGGCAATAATCGATAGTGTACTCGGACCAGGAGCGCCAGACGGACATTAATATATTCTGGAGCCTAACTGTTATTGTCTCCTTATTACTTCTGATCGCCCTGATCATTTACTGGAGATGACACGATGCAAAGCTTTCAGCTTTATGCCGGCGAAGCCGACATGGCAAAGACTGCACGCGACAATGCCAAGACTGCAGAGGAGGGACTGGCTGCCAGCAAGCAATGGTCAGCTTATAAGACCGCCGAGATCATGGCGCGACTGGCACTACGCATGCAACAAATCGCTGCTTCCGATCGGCAAGGAGCAGCCCAACGTGCTTCTCAGGAAGCTCAGCCGCGCAGTATATACCGTTATTACCGCCCACAAGTGACTGGTGCTACAGAACTTGAACAGCGGGCTAATGACGCTGAAGGTTACGTTAAATGTCTCAATGAGGCTGCTGAGAAATTTGGTCGCAAAGGCGATCGGCTTGCCGCTGCAGCGCGTGGCAATCCTGGGTATAACCCAGATAACCCAGGTCATAATCCTGGACCACAGCCACAGCGCGTGCCCATACGTCCTGTGCGCCCACAGCCAGTGCAACAGCCACAGGAGGATAAGCGTGAGTGAGGTTGAGATTGATGGTGTGCAATACCAGTGCAATCGGATGCCGACTCGCACTCAGTACCATGTTGTGCGCCGGTTGATGCCGGCAATTGGTCATTTTGTGCCCTTGTTTGCTGCGTCGCGCGAAGGGCAAGCGGTCGAATTGAGTGATTGGTTGCAGGCATTGACACAAGCCGTGCCAATGCTGGACGATGCCGATAGCGATTATGTTATGGACAGCGCCTTGCGCATGGTTCGCTTTAAGACTGGTGGGGATCGCTGGGCAAATTTGTTTGCCACTAATGGTGGTGGTATCATGTTTGAGCCGGCAGATGTACTAGATACGCAATTGATGTTGGTCTTTGAGGTGTTGCGTGAATCATTGCAGGGTTTTTCTTTCGACAAGCTCTTGGGCGTGACCAATTCCGATACCTCAACGCCAATGCCAACGGGTATAATGGAATCGAGATCCTCCATCTAGCCTCTGGTGAAGACTGGCTATGGCGGCCCATGATGGCTGGGCTATGCCAGTATGAGAGTATTGTCGAAAACCGTTTGGATCTCGCCGACATCGATACACTGAATGAATTGATTAGTTTGCGAGAAGAGAATGATCTGCGCATGCGTGAAGCGATGAATAAGCATCCACCGTCCGACATTGTGATCCCACCGAGTAGGTAGCAATGGCTACACCGTTAGAAGAATTTGTCGTTGCATTGACCTTCAAGACTGACGAGGGTGGAGCCTCGCGGTTTCGTTCTAGTACGCAAAAGTCCAGTGTCGAAGTCGAGCTACTGCAAAAACGCGTTAAGGAATTAGAGTTAGCTCTTAAGCGCGTTAGTGAGAGCTTTGCCAAGACTGCCGCCGATCCAGCCAGAAAATTCGCTGAATTTGGGCAGAAGATTGCCCAGACTACTCGATCAGTAATCACTGAAGTCGGCAATATCGGGCGCAGCGCGGCGGCATTGGGTGGCGCGTTTACTGGTGCAATGGATTTGATTGCGCGTGGTGCCGATCAGACGCGGCGGATTTCGACACATGCCAGGACCACTGTCGCAGATTTAAAAATGATGCAAGACGCCGCTGAGCGTGCAGGCGTCGATTCTAATAGAATAACTAATGCCCTGGTGGGCATGAATAAGAGAATTTCAGAAATGCCGGGTATGGCCGGTGTCGTTAAAGATATGTTTAATATTGATTGGCCTAATTTAAAAAACAAATTTAGCGAAGGCATGTTGCCGATCCTTCGTGATCTTGACAAAATGAGTCGAGACAGCCAGGGTAAGTTACAACCAGCATTGATGGCATATGCCAATCAAGTAGCGGATTATCTTCACTTATCGCGTGAGGCGCTTGATGAGTATCGCGCCGCACCAGAGGTCTTTGAAAAGGCATGGAAAGAGGCCGAGGGATACGCGCAGCGAGTTGGTAAAGGTCAGCGAGATATCACTGAAGGTGCGCGCCGCTGGCGCGAGCAGATGGCAGGTTTGGCAAAGAATGTAAAGACCGTTGGTGATAATGCGTTTGCCACTGCAGAGCCTGCCTTTAGCAAACTATTTGAGACGATCAATAAGGGTCTTGAAAAAGTTGTAGCGTCGGAAGCGGAAAATCCTGGTATTGGTTTGGTCAGTGCCGGTGCATTAGCCGTCTCTGGATTGCAATCGATTATCCCAGCGTTACGCGCGATGGGTGTTCAGATCAGCGTATTGAACCCTTGGGTATTGGGTCTCGCCGCTGCGGCGGGGCTAATCATGATGCACTGGGACGAGCTAGGTCCGTATTTTGATCGGAAATTCAAGGAGATCAAAAAAGCTTACGACGAAGGAGGTCTGGAAGCAGCAATCGAACAGACCATGGTAGTTGCCAAAGATATGTTTAAAGACGCAGTACTTTGGTTGACTCCGCGAATATCTGATATGGCTAAGAGATTGCGGGAATATCCTTGGGCAGACGTTGGCGATAAAATCGGTAAATTTCTTGTTGATGGTATTATTGCGATGTTTGGTGGCACGACTGCCAAGGACAGCGTAGCGGCGGCAGTGCTTGAAGCTTTCAAGGATATTGAAATTACGGCTATGCAGATTGGCGGAAAGATCATGTGGGGCATTGCCCGAGGCATGATTACAAGGACAATACCGGGTAGTGAGGCGGCAGTCGAAAAGGCTGAAGAGATTGTTGAGAAGGCCGCCGAAAGTAGCTTTGGGAAGAGGGTTTGGGAAAATCTTAAATATGGACCTTTTAGTGCGTGGAAGGCGCTTCGCTTTGGCTTTGGTGGTGGTGGCGGCGACGGTGAACAGCCACCAGAAGGTGGTGGTGAACAATCACCAGAACTAGGCGGTGGTTTGCGTGCGGGTGGGGCATTGAGCTTTCAACGTGGCGGTGTTGTTTCTGCTGATCTGCACCAGGGTGAAATGGTATTGCCCGCCAATATCTCGCGCGGATTACAAAGAATGATACGGGCGTCTGAATCGACAAGCTTTCAGACTGGCCCAGGTGCGCGAGCCGATGAAAAACTAGAGCGCTGGCTCAGTGGTGTTGGTGACGCACCCAAGGTGCAATTGGATTTTGAGGCATTGCGGGCGATCTTTCAGGCAATGGCATATTATGGTGGCGAGGCAATGGGGGCAGCGGGTGGCGCAGTAAGCGGGGGGATTGCAGGAGCTTACCGCGCAATGATGGGAGGGGGAGGAGGAGGACCAGGGGTCATGGGCGGTCCCGGTCCAGGAGTGATGGGTGCTGCCGGGGGGCCGCAGCCTGGGGCTGGGACAAGGGGTGATCCACGGGGGATGATCCCAGTCATTGAGGCGGCGGCCATGGCGCATGGTATTGACCCTAAAGTAGCAGTACGCGTCGCGCGCAGTGAAGGGCTGGCGCAGTTTTATGGCGATCAGGGACGTTCTGGTGGTGCATTCCAGTTGTTTACTGGCGGCGGGCTAGGTAATGAATTTCGTCAGCAGACTGGCAAAGATCCATTAGACCCAAAAAATGAGGTCGAGACGATTTGGTTCGCCATGCAGAAGGCTGCAGAGAAAGGCTGGGGTGCGTGGTATGGCGCAGCTAAGGTTGGCGTTAGTAAATGGGAGGGCATTGGTGTAACGCAGCCCAGTGAGGCTGTGGCCCAAACATTCCCAGGCGGTGTTGTTGGTGAAAGCAGTCGTCTCAAACAGACGCAAGCCAAGGGTGCGCGTGACAAGCGAGCGGGATTGCAACAGAAGTTGGTGCAGCAACTCGATGCTGCAGCCCAACGTGCTGGTGTTACCTATGAGGTGTCGAGCGGTGCACGCCTGGGATCATATCGACATGGTGGTGGTGGCGCTGCAGATGTTAAATTGCGCGACGCCAGTGGCAAATTGCTCGACATGCGCAATCCAGCCGATCAGGCAATCATGGGTATGTTTATGGAAGAGGCAGTAGCACAGGGCGCTGAGGGTGTCGGTGCTGGAATGGGGTATATGGGCGCGAACTTGATGCATATTGGTGGTGGGCGGCCCGGTACTTGGGGTGCTGGTGGACGTGCTGCCACCACTGAACCGTGGGTCAGACGAGCGCATACTGGTGGTATGGCGCGGCGCGGTTTTGGTGGTCCTACTGGATTAACGGGCGGATTGTCGCGTATGCAAGATGCGCAGATTGGTGGGCAGTTGGTTCCTGGTGGAGCGCTCACCACTAACAACAATGGCAACAATGTCGATATGAATGTGGTACACAATGTCAATATTTATGGCGGCACTGGCGAAAGCGACACTGTTGGGCGGTTTGTCGGGGCCAGTCGAAGGGTAATTCAAGACCTCCAGCGAGACATGTCTGGAGCAATGGCATGAGTGAACTGCGCCAATTACTGCCTGGGCAGCTTGGTACACTGGTCAATGTTCGTGGTACTGAACGGTTACTTAATTTATCGGGACTGAGCGGTCAGCGAGTTGGTACACGCAGTGATGCGGCGCGTCGTCAGATTGGTAATATAAAGGTTGCGGAGGTTACAGTAGACGAATCACACGATGATACCATGACTATAACTGAGCATCCGGTAGACCATGGAGCCGCAATAGCAGATCACGCCTTTGTTCGACCGGCAGAAGTCCGTATCAGGATTGGTTACAGCGCGGCCTATGTACAAGGCCCAGTAAGGGATATCTATAGTCAGATATTGGCATTGCAGGCATCACGCCAGCCTTTTGATGTTTGGACTGGCAAGCGAGAATATCATAATATGCTTATCGAAAGCATTCGCACGCAATCCAATAGCGGTCTAGAATATACTTTTTTAGCAGATATAGCATTACGTCAAATTATATTGGTGCAAACTAGCACGATCCCAGTTAGTTCAGTGCCCAGCAATTTATTGATGTCGGACAAAAACATGCCGACGGTCAATACCGGGCAAGTTAATGTGCAGGCTGCCAATGTGACCTATAACCAAGCTTTAGTCAGTGGTTTGTCACCACCCAAGGCAGAGATGGCGGGATTGATACCACCAAGACCACCGATTGAATTGCCATTTGGTCAGCCGTGGACACCGCAATTGCCACAACTGCCGGATACCTCCCTCTAATGGCAGTTATTGAAATCCCACTGGTTTCGCGC